CACCACCACCCCCACCACCGGACCCGTTCGCCGGCTTCGCCACGGACACCGACGTGTTGAAGATCCTCGACCGGCAGGTCCTGCCCTACGAGGATATGGCGCCCTTGGAGCGACGGACCGTGGCGGGCTACCGCACCACCGGGTACAAGACGCTGAACAACAGCCTGCGGACAGGGGTGCAGCTGTCGGAGGAGATCGCGCAGGACGCCCAGATTCTCGATAAGCTCATTACTACCCGCCCGGTGTTGGGAGAGCAGGCCGTGTTCTGGCGGGGTGGACAACTCCCCTCCCTAGAGGTGGGTTCCCAGTTTACTGACGCTGGGTTCGTCAGCACGTCCCCGGCGCGTGGCGTGGCAGAGGACTTCCTGTCCCGCAATGGTGGGGTTCTGATGCGTATCGGGACCAAGACCACGCAGCGCGGATTGTGGACGGGGGCTGGTGACGAGGCCGAGTTCTTGATGATGCGGGACACCACCTTCACCGTGAAACGGGTGCAGCGCCTCACCTGGGAGGAATACGAGCGGCAGTTTGGGGCCGTGCTGCGGCAATACAAGGATCGCATCCCTGGCGGTCCCACGGTGGTGGACCTGGAGACGTCCACCGTGGCCAAGCCTCGGGCGTTGAAGCTCCCGAAGCCCAAAGCCACCGGCGTGCCTCCGGAGCCCACTCCGTCCCAGTACCCACCCTCTGCCTACAAGGGCTTGGCGCCTGTGCAGGACCGTGCCCCGACGGCGGTGATGAGTGAGGAGGAGTTGAAGGCGGAGGTAGCGGGGTATGGTGCACGCATCAGTGGCAAGATCGGGAAGGCTGTGCGCAAGCGGGAGACCGCGGAACGTATCGTCAATAGCCTCCGCGAACTCGAGAGCAAGGGGATGACTATTCGCCTCTCTCGTATCCGGTTCTACATCAAGAACCCACCGAAACGGGAGACGATGGGGTTGTACACTGGGTTCGGGAGTGGGCAGACACGTCCGGTGATCATCCGCCCCCTGACCCTCAAGGAGGCGCGGCGGACAACCATCTTCAACGTGGAGTCGGGGTGGTGGTCCACCGGGCCGGACATCGTACCCACGAACCACACGGTCATTCACGAGATTGGCCATGCCCTCCACCACAAGAGCCTGGAGCGGTCCATCGACCGGAACATCTGGTGGGCTTGGCGTGATATGCGCGACTCGTTGCGGGGTACATCCCGGTATCGGGTGGCTGCCCAGGTCAGTACGTATGGGTCGAAGAATACCGTCGAGTTTGTGGCGGAGACTTTCCATGGGTTGGTGTCGGGGAACACGTACAGCCGTGAGGTACTCCAACTCTACGCCGATGTCGGTGGCCCCGTCTTCAAGGCGTGGAAGACCACCATCTTCAAGGGCATCAAAGTGAAGCAGGTGATATGACCACCATCTTGAGTCAGTGCGCCACGTGCCTCCACCTCCGGCGGACCCCGGGGGAGCCTTGGTATTGTGCGGCGTTCCCCCAAGGCATCCCGGACGAGGTCGTGGAGTCCCGCGTCGACCACCGCCAGGAGGTAGAGGGAGATGGAGGTGTCCGGTGGACGCCCAAGTACGCCGACGCCCCGCATCCACTCGACCCCTTGGGGGAACCGGAGGAGGAGCCATTGCCGGGACCACCGAATGACGAGCGGTTCGGGTGGGGGCCTGGGGATCTGTTGGAGGTGCTCCCGCCGGAGAGTTAGGTCGTTACCACTACGTGCTTCAGGACGAGGGTCAGCTGATACAAGGTGTGCCCCTCAACATCCCACCCACCGGCTTGCGTCCACGTTTCTATGTATGACGCCACCATGTCCAACCGTTTTCTGCCGTTGTCGAGCACAAGCGTGGGTAAGGGAAGTCCGGCCACCCCAAGCAGCCGCATGGCCACAGCCAGGGCTTTGAAGTCGCCCTCGGGCATGTCCTCATAGTAGGCGCGCGCTATCCGCAACCCCATTTGCTCTACCTCCAACCGCACAAACCGTCCCCCCAGGTGGTGGACGTTGGGGAAGTAGGTGCTCACGTGTCCTGCACCTTGGGATCGCGTGTAGCTATCCACCGCCGCACTGGGCCGAACTCCACTGCGCGGGGGTTGTTGTCGGAGTGGAACACGGGACGGAGGAGTTGAATCGTGACGAGACACCGGTCCTCCCCAACACGGTTCACGGCGACCACCTTGATGATGGTGCCGCCGAGGTTGCGATGGAACGGACGAAGCTCCACCCCGTCTGGGTGGAGGCGGAGCGCCACCCGCATCACCTGGGCACGGTCCACCGGGAGGAACCAGTCCTCCAGGATGTACACGTCCGGGTGGTTGGGTTCGCGCCTGAGGTGTCCGTTGTAGGGACCCAGCCGCCGGGTGTAGTGGATGCCGCCACTGGTCGTGGCCCGGTGTTGGAGCAACTTGGCGAGGTCCTGCTCACGGTTCATGAGTTCCATTGCCTCGTCTACAAGACTTGAGGGCACGAGCTTACTTGGCATCGACCATGGCCATAACGGCGCCCGCGCACTTGTGACACAAGGGCCGGGGCCATTGGGGTGGTGGGTTGAAGACCACGTGCGCTTCGTGGTTGACGAACTCGCCGCACAGGACTTGGTCGAGCCCCTCCTCATTCTTGCCGCGCGGGGGTGCCACAAGGTGTATAGCGCTCCAACGCTGACTGGTCACCCAGGCCACGCGCATCGCCAGACCAATCTTCTTCTCCGTCATAGGTCTACCCCGAGTGGGTTGTGGTGGGAGTACAAGCGCACGGGAATGCCGTGGTGGGCACACCGCCGGCGCATGTCGTTGGTGCCCTTACTGCGGAGCAGGTTGTCGTGGAACGCCCACCCGTGGGTCGGGCGCCCCTCGTCGATCATCTCCTGGTTGCGGATGGGACCAGCGCGCCGCCCGTAACGGGACCAGTCCGCCGGGAACGGTAGCACGGGAATCCCCAAGTCCTCCGCCGCGTGACGGGCCAAAGCGTCCGCCCCCTGGGCTTCCCCTTCAATGACCACCTCGGGGGCGTGCCCAGTCATCTCCAGGGCGTGCAGCAATATGTAGATCATGGTGGCGTCCCGCCACCACCGGTCACCGAAGATGAGCAGTCGCTTGGGGTTTCGTATGGGGACCAGGGTCATAGTGCCTTCAGTACGTCGTCCCACCGCTTGGCGACCTTGCGGAGCTTCGTGCGCTCGCGCTTGGTCTGGTTCAGGGCCTTCTTATACAGGGCATCGTTGCGATACGCCTGGATGTGTTGGGCGATCAGGGCCGTGAGGATACTGGGCTCCAGAGCGTCCAACTCCCAACTCTCCCGCCCGTGCGCCCGCACATACTGCTTGTACCGAGAGTCGGTGAACCGCGCCGGGTTGGGTGGAGGATTGTACTGCTGGATCTGGTCTCCGTTCAAGGCGATGCGGACAACCTGTACGCGCGCCTCGAACAGGTCCAAGCGTTCTTGGATGTCCCGGGTCATGTCAATGCCACTGGGGTCATGGTCACCCAAGTGCAGGACGATGACCTCCTGGCACACCCCATCGTCGTAGTAGCCTTCCAGGCGTTGGGAGGCGCCCCACATCTCGGATTGACTGACGTAACCCCGGCAGGCGAAGTAGGGCACGTCCAATTGCCGGGCGATCTGGCCAACCACGTCCACCAAGGCTTCCTTCTCCACCCACACCTCCATTCGGACCTCCTGGCCGGCCCAGAGGTCTTGTAGGTAGTGCTCCGAGATGGCCTCGACGAGGTCCTGCGGTTGTTCCCAATGGGTGTTCGCTTCGAGGTTGCGGGTACGGTCTTCGATGGCCTCCCAGTCAATGAGTCCCGCCAAGCGGGCATCGTTGATCAGGTTGCCGAGGTTCTTGTAGTCCCGCATGGTGTTGGGCAGGATGTTCTTCGCCACGAACCGATAGTACAATTGCCGGAGCGTCAGTGAATACCCCTGCTGCTGGTAGGCCTGGATGAACAGATTGGCGGCGTGGATGAGTACCAGGGAACGGGCTGAGAAGTTCCGGGGCACGTAGCAGATGCGGGGCATGGTTCGGTGAACTCACTTCCTTGAGAGCGCCATCGGTGGAAGTTGGTGGTTGCGGGCAATGCCCGGGCAATGCCTACACACCAGCCCGGCGTGCGAGGAACTCCAGGTCCGCCTGCACCATAGAGTATTGCCACCGGCTGTGCTGCAACTCGTGCAGGACGAGGGACAGGGTGTCAGCCAGTTTCCCTATGTGGTTGTTGAGTTTAACGACCTGCGTGGTGTGCTCGGTCACGAGGCGCTGTACCTCTTCGAACTTCGCGTGGGTAATCTTCACCGGGCTGTTCCTGGTAAGGGGTCACTAACATAGTCACCATGAGGGTAGCATAGGGTACCATCATGCCGCCCATGCCAAAAGGATTGATTCTTTGAAATGAGTGGCGTTTTCCTCTTGACGGGGGAGGGTGGGTTCCCCCAATGTACCCTCCGAGCAAGCGCGCCTGCGGGCGCTCCCTGATCCAACGCACATACTGGTAGACACGTTGCCGAAGCCAAAGCCGGACGAGAGTCGTGATGACTTCCTCTCGCGGTGCATGGGGGATGCCGAAGCCAACAGTACCTTCCCCGACCGCGATCAACGGTATGCTTTCTGTAACAGTGTCTACGAACGTGCGAACCAGGAAGCGACCATGCTACGCAACAAGTGGTTCCTCGCTACCGCCAGTCTCCAAGGCCCGCTCCGGACCGAGCAGTTGATGGGGCGGGATTATCTGGTCGTCCCCGCGACCCTGGTCCAGGGACAGATCCTCCATAACAATCTGGGTGCCACCTTCCTCCCACCCGAAGCCATCACGGACAAGTGGGCACAGGAGTGGAATGGCGTGCCAGTGGTGGTGCACGACCACCCCTCGCAGCGCGGTGTCCCAGTGAGCGCACGGAGCCCCGAGGTATTGCAGAGTCAGGGTGTGGGCTACGTGTTTCGTGCACGCGCGGTCCGGAACGGGACCACGTCACTCAAGGGTGAGGTGTGGCTGGACCTGGCACGGGCGGAGCAGGTCTCCGAACTCCAGACCATCGTCCAACGCCTCCGCGCGGGGGAGAAGGTGGAGTTGTCCACGGGCTTCTCTACCATGGCCGAGGAAGCCCCCGGCGTGTACAACGGCGAGGCTTACGACCGCGTGCTACACCCCGGCGCGGCGGATCACCTCGCCATCTTCGCAGACAAGGTAGGAGCCTGCTCCGTGGAAGATGGATGCGGATTGGGCGTCAATGGGCAACCTCAAGATGGGGAGGGCAGCGTGGACCCTGACAACAACGCCAGCCAGGAGCGGGGTGTCATCCTGCGGTTGGCGGAGAGTGTCTTGGCACTGGCGGGGAGGGCGACAGGCATACAACCGCCCACTGAACCCAAGGCGCCGCCAGTGACGGGACCAGACAGCCGCCGAATGCTGCGGCAGCTGAAGTCCATGGGGCTGAACGTGACGGACATCGGGAAGGCCCTGGGCTGTCCCTGTGCCACGATCGCCGCCATGGAGCGCGGTGACCCCGCGAACCCACCGGAGGAAACGGTGGTCAAGCTCAAGGCACTGGTGGATGAGCGCCTCGCCGCCAATGTCGACCAGTCCGATGAGGAACGTCGGATGGCCTTGGTGAACGCCCTCGAAGGCAAGTTCGGTGGAGAGGGCAAGATCCTCTGGATCGACGCCGTCTACTCCGACCAGAAGCGGGTCGTGTTTGGTGTCGTGCACGACACCCTGTCGGGCCGGAAGGAGGAGTTGTACCAAACGGACTACGAGATCGGTGACAACAGTGAGGTCACCTTCGCCGACCCGGTGGCGGTCGTACGAAGGGTCGTGTACGAGGCCACCGCCAACTCCAGCAAGGAGCACACTCCCATGCCGGAAGAGAAGGGGAAGGTAGAGAACCAGCAGGCGCCGACGGAGCCGAAGGAGCCCCAGGCGCCGGCGAAGGTGGAGAACCAGGCTCCCACGGAGCCCAAGGTCACTCCGCCGACGGAGCCCAAGGCCGAGCCCAAGGGTGACGAGAAGGACGCCGTGATCAACGAGCTGCGTGAGCAGCTGCGGGCTCAGGGCGAGAAGTTGGCGGCGCTCGAAAAGACGGTCGAGCCGGCCGTCAAGGAGCGTGACCGGGAGCGGCAGGTCCTGGTCAAGGAACTGGCGGCCAACGAGCGCGTTCCGTTCGACGAGGCGGAACTCGAGGCCAAGCCCCTGGAGGAGCTGCGCAAGCTGTCCTCCATGGCTCGTGGGGAGACGTACGCCGGTCGCGGCGGTCCCCAGGAGACGGCGGCCAACACCAAGCCCTCCGGCCCGCAGTACGCCGAGCCGGTCCCCTACTTCCTGAAGCAGGGTGAGGGCGCGACCAAGAAGGAGGGCGAGTAAGCCATGAACACGATCGCGGTGAAGGGCGATTACATCCGCAAGGAGGGGGAAGCCTCCGGTGCGATCACGCCCGGCCATCTCATCGAATGGGGTGGTTCGCAGGACGTCCAGGTCCACAGCAGCGCCGCGGGCATCGCCCGTAAGGCGTTCGCCGTGGAGAACGACCTGATCGGTCGGGACATCACCGACGCCTACGCTCAGGGCGAGACGGTGCAGTACGGCGTATTCCCCCCGGGGGCCGAGGTCTATGCCTTCCTCGCGGGCGGGGAGACGGTCAGCAAGGGAGATGCGCTCGTGAGCGCGGGCGACGGTACGCTCGCCGCCATGGCGTCCGGTGAAGAGGGATCGGTCGTGGCGTTTGCGGCCGAAGACCTCGCCAACTCGGCGAGCGCGGCTGCTCGCCTGCTCGTGGAGGTGGCGTAGGATGGTGCGACTGATCGGTGGTGAGGACCTGATCGAGCGAGGCGTGACCAACCTCGCTCAGCTGCGACCCGTCCTGGCGGACAACGAGAGGGACCACATGGCCGCCAACGCCACTCTCCGCAAGGACGAGTGGGAGACGGTCGACACGCGGGTCAACGAGGTCATGCGTGAACGGCTGACGATCGTGGACGATCTCCGCGGCCGCGGTCTGGTCACCAACGTCTCCCTCGGGACCATCCTGCGGGTGACGGAGCGCGTGTCCGACATGGAGGACGCGCAGGTTTCCTTCGACGGTGACACCGCCCCCAAGCGGGACCGCCCGAAGTTCCAGAAGGACGTCATCCCGGTGCCCGTCGTTTCGGCGGACTTCACCATGAACTGGCGGCAGCTGGAAGCCAGCCGGGGACGGGGTGAGTCTCTCGACACGACCGCGGCGGCGATCGCCACGCGGAAGGTCCGGGACAAGCTGCAGTATCTGTTCGCCATGGGTTACGGGCAGGGACCTGGCCCCGGAAGCAACGCGACCGGTGGTACCAGCATCCCGGGCCTGACGACGGCGGCCAGCCGTTTGCAGCTGACGCTCGCGACGGATTGGGACGCCTCTGGCGCGACGATCATCGACGACGTCAACTCCATGCTGGACCTGGCGTACAACAACAACTTGTTCGGCCCCTTCTACATGTACGTGCCGAAGAACTACTGGGCGATTCTCCAGCAGGACTACAGCACGCTGAAGGGTGAGAAGACGTACCTGCAGCGCATCCTCGACTTCGTGGACATCGAGGCGGTGCGTCCGCTCGATTCGCTGCCGAACGACAACGTGGTGCTGCTGCCCATGCAGTCGGACGTGATCGACCTGTCCGAGGCCCAGGCGGTGACCACGGTTCAGTGGGAGAAGAACCCGTTCGTGACCAACTTCCGCGTCCTCGCGGTGGCTGGCCCGCACATCAAGAGCATCGAGGTGCAGGGCGGGACGACCATCCACGGGATCGTGCATCTCAGCTAATCGCTGAGATGAGCATATGCCGAAGTATCGGAACGTAGGCCCGCCGTGGCAGCGCAACCCTACCCAGGTTGTGCCCCACGGCGGGGTCTTCGTTGCTACGGAGCGTGAAGACGAGCGCATACGGCGACGGGGACTTCGAGCCCGGTTCGAGTTGGTGCGCGACACGTCACAGGACGCAGCCAACGCTGACGCTTCCCTCAGCCTGGACAAGTGGCCGCTCCGGATGAAGCCCAAGATATACTTGAAGCTCCATCCACAAGGGCAGTACGCGGCTTTGGCCAGAGACATCACGGGAGGGTGATATGTACTACCGGAACACGGGAGCGCCGTTCAAGCGGAGCGACGGGTCGGTAGTCAATAAGGGGGACATCTTCGTCCCCACCCCCCAGGAGTTGAGCCGCCGGCGGTACAAGCTCCACCCGGTGGAAGTCACACCGGAGCAGGTGGCGTACATCAGCACGGACCCACCGATCCCGGCTCCCAAGCTGGCTCGGTGGGCACTGCGCATGGCGCCGGAGACATACCTCAAGCTCCATCCCACCGGACCGCACGCGGACCAAGCGCGCGCCTTGGTGGATGAAACGACGGACTCTCCACACCCGGAAGAGAGCGTGAGTGATGGCCCAAAGGACGAATGAAGCCGCCGTCCTACTGGTCATTTCCACGGACCTCACGACGGAACAGATCGAGGCGTTCATCAAGGACGCCTCGTTGTGGGTTGATGAGGAGTTGGCCGGGAGTGGCATGACCACGGACCGCATGGAGTTGATTGAGCGGTACCTGACATGTGCTCTCATTCGCCTCCGTGACTTGGGGTTGGCGTCGGCCCGGTGGGACGATGTCAGTGAGCAGTACCAAGTGGACCCCCAGATCACGGACTACTTGACACGCGCGGCGGCCTTCGACCCCACGGGGAAGATCCGCCAAGCCTTCCTCCCGCCGAAGGATACGCGCCGGGCGCAATACCGCGTCGGCACGGGCTTCGTCGATGAGACCTGACCATGCCTAGCAAACTCCTCGGTCGGGATGCCACCCTGCAGAGTATCACGGTGGAAGAACTGGCCGGTGTGGATGGGCAAGGCAAGCCGAGTTATGGCACGGCTCAGACCACGAACGGTGTGGTGCGGTACACGGACGAAGTCGTCACTATGGCGGACGGTAGTAAGGTGGGAACGAGCCTAACCGTTTGGATCCCGTCGACGCAAACGGTGTTTCCAAACGAGCAAGCGCGCCTCACAGTAGAGGGGACTACGTACATCGTCGTTCAATCCAAGGACGTGAAGGACTTCAAGAACACCCTGTCCCACCGCCGTGTGCGGTGCCAGGTGGAGTGATATGGCCGCCAGGACCAACACGAAGCGGAGCTTCCAACAGGCCGCACGTTACATCGAGAAGGCGCAGAAGCGGATGGGACGCGCGGCGCCTTCGGGACTCCGGGTCATCGGTGAAGAGATCATGACCGATGTCAAGGCGTCCCGTCCTGGTGCTGGTGTGCCGGTAGATACTGGGGCACTCCGGAGTACTGGCCGCGTGGAGGGACCCAAGAACAACGTCGTCATTCTGTCGTTCGGGGGAGTAGCTGCTCCCTATGCACTGGTGCAGCACGAAGATATGACGCTCCACCACACCGTAGGGGAACCCCGGTATCTAGTGCGGGGCGTTGAACGATGGCAGGCCCACGGACTGAGTGTGTCCGCGGCGTTCAAAGACCTGCAGAAGGCCATAGATGAGGTAGCCCAAAGATGAGCGCCGTTCAGGACGTGTATGACTACCTGTTGGACTACGGCATCGCCGGCGGTGTGACTGGGTGGGACCTTGTACGCCGGCGGTTGACGGACACCCCGGTCGGTGATCAGGTCGTGGTCATCTCGGAGGATGGTGGACCCCCGCCGGAAATCCCGTCTGCCTCGGGATTGGGGGACAGTGCCATGAAGGATGTGGGCGTGCAAGTCATGGTTCGCGCAGCCGCGTGGGACGGTGACGCCAGCGCCCAGAAGGCGGAGGAGGTTTACAATGCTCTGCACGGGCAACGTGCCGTCCTCCTGGGCAGTACCGAGTACATGCGCGTAGCCGCCCGAACTGGCGAGCCGATCTTTATTGGCTTCGACGAGCAAGGGCGCCCGCGGCACACCATCAGTTTCCTGATGCTGACCAACGCGTAGGGAGGTAACGAGACATGGCCAAGTACTTGCCACATGGTGCGCAGTTCACTTTCGGTAGTGTCCCGATCGGGGGCCTCATCTCCATCGGGTTCCCCGACGCTTCGAAGGACGAGGCGGAGACGACGGACACCGACTCGGGTGGACAGCGTGAGTTCATCCCGGGCCTGCGGGACTTCGGGACGGTGGAGTTGCAGTGCCGTCACGACCCCGTGGACGCCGGGCAGTCGGCCCTGGAGGCCAACTTCCTCGCGGCGGCAGACGTGCAGGAGTGTGTCATCACCCTGCCGCCCGAAGCCTCGGCGGACGCTTCGCCGAGCACGAACGTGACGTACACCTTTGATGCGTTCGTTCTGGCTGGACCGACGGGGGACCTTCCCCTGGCGGAGAGTGAGGCGGCACAGGTTTCGTTCACGCTGCGTGTGACGGGAGCTGTGACGAAGTCGAGCGTCTAAGATGACGCCAAAGCCCACTCCGACGCGGGGTGTACCGGTGGTGCTGGATAAGGAACGGCGCCTTCGGTACACCCTTGGGACGATGCGCCTCATCCGGGAGAAGTTTGGTGAGGACCGGATGGCACAGGGCGTCCCTGCTGCAATGCTCGGCGAGTTGCTGTGGTACGGCCTCAAGCATGAGGACGCGCAGCTGACGATTGAGCAAGTAGAGGACATGGTCGACGGGGAGAACCTGGAGGCCATCACCGCCGCGCTGGTCAAAGCGTTCGGGCAGAAGCTAGAAAACCCTCGGGCGGCTACCGCTTCAAGCCCAGAAGTGGTAGCCCCCCAGGAAGTCGGCGCCGAGGCAAGCCAGCCCGTCCAGGAGAGGAAGACCTAGCTCTATGGGCGGCGTGGGTTGGTTGGGGGTATGATGATGCCCTGTTCTGGGACCTCACGATGACCGAGGTCCAGGCCGTCCTCCGGGAAAAGGCACAGCATGTCCGCACAGCCAACCTACGCGCTGGTACGATCGCAGCTACCATAGCCAACGTGCACCGCAGGAAGGGCACGCGCTCATTCAAGGCAACGGACTTCTTGGAAGATGCCAAGGTCCCCATGGAGATGGCCGAGGCTGTGCCGTTCATGGACTCCTGGATGAGTCGGCAGAATGCCGTCGTCAAACGCCGTGGTAAGGTTGGCCGTTCATGACTATCCTGGCTCGTGCTCGCGTTCTCCTTGAGGGCGACACCATTGCGCTGACCAAGGCTCTCCAGGGCGCCGAAGCTGCCATGCGGCAGACCGGCGAACGGATGAGTAAGATTGGCAAGACGTTGTCCCTCAAGGTGACGGCGCCCCTGATCGCTATCGGGGGGTACGCCTTCAAGACTGCCGCCGACTTCGATGCCTCCCTCCGGAAGATCGAGGGCTTGGTGGGCGTACAGCGCGATGTCCTGGATGGGTGGAAGAAAGACATCCGGAGCCTGGCGGTGGAGTACGGGTCGTCCGCG